CCGCCACCGCCACCGCCACCACCGAGCCAACCGCCACCGCCACCGCCAGCACCTAGCAGGAGATAGTCAATACTTACCGTTGTGGGTTTATTAGCAATCCAAGTTGATACTGCTGTGCCAACTCGTGAACGATTACCGTATCTAGACATCGTTAAATCCTACTCAACAATTCTGTTCACATACCCGTAAATTGAAAGCACATTCGTAGTCGCAGCAAACGCAGAAATTGTCGTAGATGTAGAACCGTTGTAAAGCAAAACGATTCCTGGCGAGATTAGATATAGACCTGACTCAGCAGGAACGGTGAACTCAATGATGTCACCACTACTAGTGCCACCCCATTCAATAGTTAGTTTGCGTGGTGTTGAATCAGTATTCTGTGCATAGAGCCACACTTCGTCAATCGTTGAAGCAGTGGTAGTAGTCGTATGAATGTTGGTTCCAGGACTTGAAGTTGCAGCAACAAGGATACCACGCCCGTTTGTGCTACCACCTAATTTAACTTTGCTGAATGTTGCCATTGTGTTCCTTTACTATCCAAATATCTGTGAACTTAAAATTAACTGATCAGAGTCGCTAGCAACACCGCCACCAACTTCTGCCCATACACTACCGTCATAAAAATATAGTGTGTCATCGGCTTCTATATAAGCGAATTGTCCTTCAGCCAAAACCTTTTCACCAGCACCACCAAACGCTGCGTCACGAGTAACAGTTGTTGCGAACACAGGGATTCCTGTGCCTGCACTGATGTTCATATTTGCTGCGGTCAGAACCTCTGCTGCTGCGAACAACGGAACTTTAGTCTGCGTATTTGCCATAGTCGCCTAGTGTATATCAGGCAAGAGCGTTTGTGCTATCTAGCACACCGAAAATTGGGTCATCAAGAATCAACTGATACAAAATCTCGGTGTTAAACAAGCCGACAGTAACCCGATGCTCACCAGCCGTAATCAAATGCGTCAGCCGTTCAACCGCATAAAACTCGGTAACAGAAAGAGGCGAACCAGTCGTATAGGTTCTGGTCACAGTAACGACATCTTGAAGTTCAAGAGCGTTAATAGCATTACGGTTCGGTGCTGACATAGCCGAAGTAACCAGCCCTAGATCGTCAAAACGATACTGGGGATTCGCATATAGAGCCACCAGATAGTTCGCCAAAGTTAATGCTTCACTATCTGACTCAAGCAACAAATCGGGTAGCGCATAAGTGGTTATCCCGAACTCTGCTTGTGAAGCAGCATCGTCAGCGATCTGAACCGTTCCGCCTTGAATCGTTGCTTGAATACGGTTATATAAGAACTCTTGCCCGTAAATAACTTGTAGTGCCGTGTAGGGAATGTTTGTGCCAGCGTCAGAGAACTCGGCTGCGATAGTCGCAAACGAGGCATCAAGGCGATCAGTGAAAGTCAGATCGCCGTTCGCAGCAATAAAGCAAGCACCCTGTTCGCTCGTAGCGATCTGCTGTAGATAAGTTAAAGCGTTCGTGTTCGCAGAAATCGTGTATGCGCCTAATGTCGCTAAGCCAGCAGAAATATCTCGTGTAGTTAGAGGGTAATCAATTTCAGGTAAATCCAAAAGATAATTGACTCGTGCGCCCGACAATTCAACCGAAGGCGTAGTGTCAGCCTCAACAACCGTGTTCGCCAACAACACGAAATCATCTGCTGCCGTAATCGTAACCGTGCTCAAGTTGTAATCATAAACAACATCTATATCGGTAATACGACCCGTAAACAGATAGTTTGAGCCTGAAGTGATCGTGACTTTACGGCGTGGGACAATACCCGAACGCCCAGCAGCAGTATCCCAATAAGGCGAATCCTCGTTGATCGGGTCAAAGCGTCTGTCGTTATTAACCAATTTGATAGCGCATTGCCCTGCGTTAAATTGTGCGAACTGATCTTGTCTGCCACGAGTAATAGAAACTTCTTGACAGTATTCTGAAATGTCATCACCGACAAGGTTGCCGTCAAGAACAAACTCAGTATTATCTAGAACGCCTGCTTCGGCATCGTCAAGCACAAAGAAGTTAGTTAAGAAACCAAGTTCAGCGAGAACAGTAATCTGCTCGCCTGATGCGAGAGTGGTAGCCATTTATGCCACCGTCAAAGGCAAAGCACCGTTCGTTCGCTCATAACGCTTCAAAGCGTTTACGATCTGTGTGCCAATATCTTTACCGTCAGCACCCATACCAGCCGTAACTTGAATGTTGTAAGTGCTACCCATAGAACCCATACGGTCAAGAGGAATGATCGCCTCTGCGCCTGCTTCACCGACAAGACCGAGCATCGCTTTAGTAACAACACCACCATTAGCGAACACGCCGATACCGCCACCCAACAATTCTTCAAGCGAAGGAACACGAATGTTCGCAAGATCATCAGGCGTAACTACACCGAAACCAAAATCAAAACCACCACCATCACCACCACTAGACATATCAGGCACGACAACAACCTGATCTGCCTCTGCTGTGGCACGATCTTTTGCCGACACACCTTTTGCTGCTTCACGGCGTTCTTTCTCCGCTCTCGCTAAATCCCTAGTCGCATCAGCCAAACGCTCATAAGCAATAACTCGTGCTTCGGCTGCGTCTTTCTCTGCTTGCTCAGCATCACGCAACTCTTTCAATGCTTCCGTATAAGCATCGCTACCAATAGTCGCACCATTAACAAGTTCATTCAACTTCTGTTGTTCTTTATTAACTTTTGTTTGAGCATCGGCTTGAGCAATAGCAGCATCTTCAGCAGCCAATTTTGCATTAGCAACAGCCCGTTCGGCAGCAGCAATTTCTTTAAGTGTCGGAGTATCTGTCCGAAGTTTCACTAATTCTTTTTCTGCATCTTTAACAGATTTAATTGCGTCACGAACAGCGAACTTTGATTCAGCCAATCTGATTTCGGCTTCTCGGATTGCTTGCGGTGATGCTTCTGGGTCTTTTCTTAAATCAGCGAGTTCTTTCTCGGCATCAAGAACAGCAAAGTTTGCTTCTTCAACATCAAACTTTGCTTTTTCTAATTTTATTTCGCCAGATTCAATATCAAATGGATCTACTTTTTCACGCAATTTTTGTAACGCTTCTTCAGCATCTTTGATTGCCTGAACGCTGTCAGCAGCAGCAATATTCGCTTTAACTAAACTGCGTTGAGCATCAGCGACCTCTCTGGTTTGTGCAAGAACTTCTTTACTGTTAGAAGCAAAACCCTTACTTATTTTGTTAAAGTTTTCTTGCGCTTTAGCAGTCGCAGCAATCGCTTCACGATATGACCTAGTTGCATTATCAATGCCTTTAGTTGCGTCACGAACTGAGCGTTGTGCAGATGTGACACCTTGAAGCGCATCAATATATTTGCTCAGTTTTTGTGCAGCAGTTTCAACAGTTGCACCACCAGTAGATGCTTGTTTATTGAAGAAGTCTTGCATATTTGCAGCACCCTTCATTCTTGCTGTGAACTCTAGACTGTGTGCGCTTGCTGATCTGAAACCTGCACTTGTTTTAGAAAACGGCAAACCTGATACAGCACCATTCAAAGCATTTTGAGCATTAGCAGTAAGATCAAGTTGTTTCTGATATCGGTTCGCAGCATCAGTTAAATCTTTGTAAGCCCTAAGATTTGTTGGTGTCGCTGTTGCCTGCGCTCGTAAAGCATCAACAATCTTTTGCGCATACTCAGGCGACTTCGCTGCAACATCACTAAATGCTTGATCTAAATGCTCAATATCTATTTCTGCACCATCAGCAAGTAAAGTGAACTCCTTACCTAAACGCTTACCCAATAATGCCCCTGTGAAATCAACTGCTGAAGCAATATTAACAGCCATATCATTAAAATCTTTGACAATATCTTCTGTGGTTGTTCCGCCTTGTTTACCGAAATTTGAAGTAGTGACGATCAACTGATTCAAGTTTTCTTCTGCTTTTCGTGCTTTTCCACTAAAACTATTCCAAGCAGTTTGCGCTATAAGTGCAGCAGCCAAGAAACCTAAACCTTTAACTGCTAAACCTGTCGCAGTAGCAAAACCTGTTTGTATGGCTGTCGCTGCCTGTGTTGCCAACATATTTTTCACAGTTTCAATTCTCATTAACGATTGATAAGCAGCATTAAGTTTCAAATAACCATTCGCTAACAAGATCGCACTTGACAAAACCGATACGGCAGCAGCAAAAACACCAAAAATAAACTGATTATTTTCTACTACCCCGACTAAGTTTTGAAGAACAGGAATTAAAAGATTTACAACTGGCAGCAAAGTTGCCCCAAAACTTTCCTTTAATTCATTAGCACTATTTTTTAATAAAGCAAATTGTCCAGCAGTAGTCTTCGTTGCATCAAGAGCAGCACCACCAAAAGTAGCGGTCAGTTGTTGATAAATCTGATCTAACGATGCACCTTCTTTAATGTTTTCCGTTACCGCTGGCGTAAGTTTTTTCAACGCCATCAGATTCCCGTTTTCGGCTTTTGCCAACGCATCTGTTACAGCGATTAGCGGTATGCCTGTAGCGACAGCGATATCCATAGCCAAAGCCAAAAGTTTTTGTGACTCAGTAACATCTTTAGTGCCTTGCACAAGATTCGCTAACGCAGGTCGTAGTTCACCATCTGTAAAAGTGCTGACCTTCATAAATGAACTAATCTGTTTTTCAACTTCAGCAACTTGTGTTTTCGTTGCACCTGTAACTTGCTTCAAAACTTGTGCAAGTTTGGCTTGTTCTGCCTGATCTTCAATCGCTGCTTTCACAGCGAATCCTGCTGCCGTAGCAATACCAGCCAACGCTGCTGCTGCTGGCAACGCTGCTTTCTTTAATGCAAACTGCGCTTTCTCGCTTGCTGATTCTAATTTTGAGAACTCGGATATGGCTTTACTAATACCCTTAGTGTCAAAATCTGAAATGATATTTATGCCAACAGCCATTACTTGCCTTTATTTAGATCGTGGGTCGTTAATTCTTTTAGTGGTGTAGCCATCAACTTCTTTGACAACTTCAATAATTGCGTTTTCAATCATATTCTGATTTTTTTTAACAGAAGTAAACAGTCGGCGTGATCGGAAACCATCACCCTGACTTTTAACTTTGGTGTGTTTGTCAAGGTTCATAATAAACTGCAAAGATTTATTAGGTATGCGTTCACCTTTGGGTTCACCTTTTCGGTTACGATAGCCAACATTTTTCATACGAGAACCAGCCGTGTCAAAAATCTGATTGCCTCCGTCCATTTGTTGGATACGCAAGATGCCCATTTGCCCTCTAGCGTTTTTTCGTTGCATACCAACTGGAACAGCCTTGATTCGGCTTTGACCAAAAGCAGGAAATTTTGAATTGCCCCTGCGCCCACCCGAAGTATGCCAGTTGCTTTTATTTATAAATGGGGATTGGGGAAAGTCTTTGTTCACAACTTGCACTAAAGGTTCAGCAGCATCAGCCAGTTTCTTCTTGAACTCATTGAATAGTTCTTTCTCATAATTCTTGAGATAGAACAGCGTTTCGTTGATGCCGTAGAACTTTATTTCGCTTGCCATAGGCGAACATCATACAACTATCTGCGCTTACGATTCGCCTGCTTAACAAGCCATCGTTGATATGCCAACATCGTTTCAAGCATTTCTTCGCTCTCATTTAGAAGCAAAGACGGCGCAATATGGTATTCGTGCGCTAGGTGAGCGATCAGCCAATGCGCTGAATCGTCACCGAACTTTATTCTTTTGGGGAATCACCGTCATCTGCTGGTGTAACTTGTGCGACTGTAGCAATCCAATCAGGGTCAAACTTTAATTTAGTTTTGCCTCTATGTGTAAGAGCAGACCAAGCAAGCCAAGCGAGATCCGTTAAACGCATCTCTGTTTCTAAGCGCACAACGCTTCGTTGCCAAGTGCGTTCAAAGCCAACGAAGTCAGCAAACACTGCTTCAACAGGTTCAATCGTGCCATCTAGGTATTCAACTTTTAACGCAATTTTCATTGTGATCTCCTTCTAATTGTTGTTTATTACGATGTTGCCTTTGTTAAAACTCCACCAGTGAACGAAAGACTTGTCATCGCTAATTCGCCAACAGCACCAGCTACAGGTGTGTGTGCTGCGAGGAATGTGTCCGTCAAAGTGTATGAAGGGTTCGTAGCCGACACAGCATCTGAAGTTGGTTTAATCACAACAGTTGTTTGAGTTCCAACAAGAGGGAAGATAGTTGCTTCAACATTTGCTGCTGCGAAATCTTGCATCAAATCAATGTCAAGCGAGTTGTTCTGCAAACCACCTGTGAACTTATGCCCAGTCATTCCGAACGCTGTTACCTCAACGCTGTCCTTTTCATAATTGAGCGTAACTGTGTTTGAATGATCACCCAGCGCAACGCTGTTGATTGTGATTGAAGCATCTGTCAAAACTAAAACTGCCATAATTATTTATCGCTTTCTTTCGTGTCCTGTTTAGGAACTTTAACATTAACTTCTGCCAAATGTCCACCATCAACAAGAGCATCAATGTTAAAACCTTGAAGATCATCTGCGCTAAGGGTCGCACCTTGTTTGCCAAGAGTGCAATTTTCGCTCATCACTTTATAGTTTGCCATTATCTGTCCTATCCGTGAACTGTTACTTGGAATTGTATTTGTAAAAACTCTGCGTCAGCAGAACTTAAACTTGTTATGTTCGCCCCTGATGGTAGCACTAAAGTTTTACAAACGCCACCGAGCGTCTTGTCGCCTTCAATCGCTGCACGAATACTTGTAGCACCCGAATAAGAAAGGTAGTCGTCAAGGATTGTGAAAGCGTTGCGATCAACATATCTGCCGACCACCACATTGATAGTCCAGTCCATTACGACATCGCCACCAGAAAAAGCCCTGTGATATTCAATCCGATTCAAAGTAGGGAACGCCAGAGGCGGATTAAGTTGTTCGGGCTGATAAGCGGTGCTACGAAGCCCTGAGATCGTTGCTAGGCGTGTAGCAAGCCCTGAAGCGACTTGAGAAACAGTTGCAGGCATTAGGCGATACCGAAACGGCGATATTGTGAAAGCAAATCACGCACATCAGGATCAACCGCCCGAACTGTGATCGCCATATCTGCAAAACCGACAACACCTAACGCAGCGTTAAGCCGAGCGAACTGGCGCATAGAAAGCAAGATACAGGCTTGGTTTACATCGTCAGGGATATTTTCCCAACCCCATTGTGCTGTAACTTGCACAGTTTCAAAAGATGGCAAAGTAAACAAAGGGAAGGTTGCGCCCCCAACCATACGGGCAGATTCATATGGGCGTGTGTAGATCGGCACATTTCTAGGCTGAAGCACATAATCTACGCCTTGCGTCAAAGTCGTGGCGTAAGTTCCGTCACCTGCCGAATCAATCTTGATTGTTACGCTGGTGTTCGCTACATCTCTGCCGAAGTCTAAAAGATATTCGTTGTATGGATACATCGGCACAGCAGTCTGTGAAGTCTTGTAAAAGAATCTGCCACAGTAACCATCAATGCGCCGAGAAGCCGACTCAATCGCACTCTCTAAAAGCGTGTCATCAGTTGAATCGGTTATTCGCAGCGCAGATTTCAATTCCGCCAAAGTGCAATAACCATTTGTGATCGCCATTGACTATGCCTTCTTTTTCTTACCACGCTTCAAAACAGTTTTCTCAACTTCAGGCTCAACGCTTGCTGTCTCAATCTGTGGTTCTTCGCTCATATGTTTGTGATCAAAACCTAGTTCACGCAAAGCAGCATCAACAGATTCAACACGCTTTGGCAGATTACGCCTCACATAGCCTGCCCGTTCTTGAAGCAAAGCATTGATTTGTTTGTTCATAAATACTCCATAAATGCTAAAGGTTGCTGACACCCCGAAGGATATCAGCAACCTTTAAGCGATGTCTGACCTAGATCAGAATGTTGGCGTGACCAATCCAGTTCCGTTGATCTGTGACCAAGCACTTGGATAACGATTTGCTGTGAATGCTGCGTAGCCATACACAATCATCGTGATTTCAAGTTCTGAACTCTTTGGTTGCTCAAAGCGCAACATCATTGGTTCACCAGCACCTTGTTCCCACAAGTGCAACTCTTGCGAGTTACCAATGTAGATGGTGTCTTGGTTAGTTCCTGCGCCTTTGTCAGTTGCAATTGTTGCGTCAGTGAATACTGGCAACCCTGCGATTGAGTAACCGCTGTTGCCGTAAACAGGTGCGCCATTGCCACCAGCAAATGCGTTCATTGGTCCTTGCGCTGTTGGAACTGCAAGTGGGCGGTTGCTTGAATCAACTGCTGCCAAAATGAATGCCAGTCGGCGTGGGTGCATAATGATCACATTCGGTCCAGCGAAGAATGAAGTCTGAACTTTCTGCACTGAGTCCAATAGTTTTGGATAGAGTTCCGCAACTGTTGGCGAAGCGTCAGTGTAAGTGACTGCGTTACCTGCCGAAGCAAACAACTCAGCGACAACTGCCGTGTTCAATGTTGTGTGATAAGCCGAAACAAGGTCAGCCATTACAAGGCTGTCAATGTTTGTTCCACGCTCAATCGCTTGACGAGAAACATCTTGCATACCAGCAAAAGTTTTGACCGAAATATCCAACTTGGTGTCGTCCATATCGGTTTCTTGAACTGCTGCGCCTTCAGTCTGTTCTGCGACTGCTGTGCCAGTTGTTACCTTGCTGATGCTGATTGTCAAACCTGCATCTGGAAGTTGGTGCTTGCGAGCAAGATCAGCACTTACACGACCTGCACGAGCGAACGGTGCTGCGAGTTCAGTCAAGAACTGTGGCACAACCAAACCAGCGAAGTTTGCGCTGGTTACATCACGGCGTTCAATCTTTTCCTCGTTCATATGACGAGCAAGACGCTCTTTTGCTGCAAAATCGTTGTTGAATTGTGCTGCGTAAGCGTCACGAATAAACGATGATTCTGCTTGTGGCGAGTAGGTGCGAGCCTCAGACTTTACGACTGAGCCACCAACTGCAACATCAAACTTCTTTTCTTTGCGAAGTTCTGCTGCTTCTGCTGAACGCTTTTCAAGTTCAATGTGCTTTTCAATTTGTTCATCAAGTGAACGAACATCAGCGAGTGATGCTGTGATATCTGCATCTTCTTCAACTGTGAGTTCTCGTGCGTCTGCTGTTGCTGCCGAAACGATTGCTTCAGCCTTTGCGAGTGCAGCGTCACGCTTTTCAATAAGTGTTTTGCTGAATGACATTATGACCTCCAATGGTCAATCGGTTTATGTTTTGTCCGAGTGATAAGACCAGTGACCGAATTGGTCGGCTGTTTAACGGCTGCGTAACTTCTCTACTGCGATCTGCGATTTTCGCAAACGCATTAAAGAAGTCGCTGGAATGGTAACAGATGAATTACGGTTTCGCAACTCGGCAACTGTTTCCTCATACGCTGGGAAGGTAACTACGCTGACATCAAATAATTGAACTTCCCGAAGTTCACGAACCGAACGATCATCTGACCAGTTATCTTTGATGGTTCTGAAAGCGAAACTCATTTGTGAGAGATCGCCTCGTTTCATCGCCGAGATAATACGGGCAGCGTCAGGGTTGCTTGGGTCAAGTTCTGCTTCTACACGCAAACCACGATCATCTTCTTCAAGAGCGAGTGTGCCTGACCTTGACCTTGCTAGTGGCACTCCTTCGTGATCAATCAGCAAGCGAACATCTGCGCCATCATTCAAAGTTTTACTGAAAGCACCACGCTTAACATATTCTACGAACGGCATCGGTTCTGAAGGCGAATCAAAAACTGCTGCGTAACCGATCAATGTGTTGCCATCACCTTCGGCACGAACCTCAAGATTGCTATACGCAATAGTTCGTTTCTCGTCAATAGGTTTAGCAACCCAATTAAAAGTTTCGCTCATAGTTACCTCACATTACTTTGTTTCATCTAAGTTTGCCACAACTCGTTCAGCATATGCTTGCGCTCGCCTCGCACTCGCTTTACTTGAACCGCCACCCCACAACAACATCGCTACAAGTCCAGCAGTTATTTCATCGCCTTGAACTGCGTCAAGATCAACAATGTGGCGAGCAATCCACGGCGATATTTTGCGCCATTTGTTTTCGCTCAACGGTTCACCGTTAGCCATACGGCGAGCGTCAGCGACAGTGGCAGGCACAAGACCATCACCTGACTTACCTTCTTCGTGTAAAGCCAGACCACGCCTAGCAGATGCCTTCATAAAAGCAGGCGCAACCATATTCACAGCCCTGTATTCATCAACTTCCATTTCGCCTTCATCTTCTGGTTCTTCTTCTTCGCCTTCTTCGGGTTCGTAAGCCATCTTTGCTTGGATTAACAAATTGATTGCCTGATCTATAGCAACGATCATTTCGCCGTTTCGTTTACTTTGTTCATCTGCTGTAGCGATATTCAATGCCGTCATCTGATCTACTGCTTCTTGGTGTGTTGCGTGGCAACCACCATCAACAGGAATAGTTGAACCGACTTTTACTACTGCGTGTCCATCGCAATTTTCTGCGTTCATAATTACTTCATATGGCATAACTAATCCACATCTGGAGTCATAATACGCAAGTCGGCTGTCGTAACTTGAGCAGTAACAATCCCATACATTTTTTGTTTAATTGGTAAAAAGAATTCGTGTGGTTCGCTATGTTTGTCAAGAGGCATTCCAGTTGAAGTAGTCACTGCGCCATCACCAACATATACGGTTGCGGTGTCTACTATCTGCAAATATATGTAACGGTTCTGGTCATCTTGATCAACTATTAAAGTTGGTGTAGTGCCTACGGTAACTTGTGTTGTTTTCATAACTACTTTTCTGGTGGTATCGCATCGTTGCCGATGACAGGTGTTGATGAAGGTGCTACAAACTCGTTTCCACCATCATAAGGTTCACGATTTTCTATTTCTCGTGCCTCATTCGGTGTCAAAGTGCCTGAAAGGATCTGAGTTTGTTGTGCTTTAACACGGGTCATTAGGTCGGCTCGCAAGAACTCTGAAGCATTGAAACGAACTTGCTGATTGATCGGTAACATTTCGCTGAACGCTGTTTCAAGACGGCGAACCCAACCAAGAAGCGTATATTGGTAGAAAGCCGAACCGACCGCTTCAAGATTCTGATAAGTCTGGCTGTCTCCGCCTGTTCCGATGATTAAATGAAGCGGAATGCGATAAACACGGGCAATATCACGAATGATTGACTCTTTATGTTCAAGCATTTGCATATCTGCTGCGCTTGTAGTGATTGGTCGCCACTTTAATCCGCCTTGAAGCACGGCAGGTTTGCGATGTTTGTAGTGTGATTCTTCCCACGAATCACGAATTTGTCGTGCTTGATCTGGGGTTAATGCGCCATCTGTTTCAAGAACTGATGACGGTGTTGCGCCCTCACCATAGAATTGTGCGAGGAATCTGTCCATTGCTATACCCATACCGACTGTGTTTCGCATTGTTTCAATCGGTGAAACGCCTCGCAACTGATTTGGCAAGATCAACCAGTGAATTGAACGAATATCTTTGCTTGAGTATTCTTGTTTGCCCATTTCATAAATCATTTCGCCCGTATCGCTTGACGCAATTCTGCTGATCGCTTTCGGGTGAATGTTTCGCATCTCTAAAGGCAAACCGTTCGCACCTTGTGGCGCATAAATGTAAGCGTTACCGTGCAAGGCAAGAGTCGCCATAGTTTGATGCACAAACTCAAACATATTTTGTCTATCGTTCGGGCGTTGCAAAACAGAAGGCGTAGGAAGTTTCTCAATACGACCAGCACGAGTCCGAGTAAGTTCAAGAGGCATCGCAGCAATAGAATCAGCAAGAATAGTCACAGCAGAAATAACTGCGCTATGCGCTAACGCTGTCAGTTCGGTAACAATTTCACCCGTATAGTTCGGGTAATATGGTCGTGCTGTGATCTGATACGGGTCAATAGAAGTCGGCAACGCTCGCTGTTCAGACTTGCGAAACAAACTCATACTGCTAGACCTCCAGCAACAATCAAAAGAACTCCAGCAACAATAACACTAATCGGCACACTAAACGCCGAAACACCTAACACAACTAAAACGCCACCAACAATTTCCATCGCTGTAGTTATATTCTGCTTGTTAATCATTTCCAAATATCCAATACTGACGGTTCAATAACTGCTGTTGCTCTAGTTGTCGCACGATCTAACGCCATAACCATAGCAATACAAGCGTCAATCTTACGGCGAGATTTGCCTTTGCTTAAACGCCAACCCGTATCGGTCATTCTTTGCGCTGCTGATAACACTTGATCTGTGAAAGTCGGTGAGCCATCGTGCGCTACCTTCTTGTTTACAATCATCTCATAGGCGTTACCGCAGGCAGGAATCATTCGTGCTGCTGACTGCCCAAACTCAACCATAGGTAATCCGTCATCGCTTAATGCTTCTGCGCTTCGCATAAAATACGCTGGGTCAAAAGCGAACTCTTGAACCCTATATGTAGCGTGAACTTCACGCAAATAAACCTCAACCTCAGATACATCTACGCCTTCAAGCGAAGGCTGCCAAATCTTTGAGCGAACAACAGTGCAATCATCTTGGGGCTGGGCGATAACGACACCGATGCTGTCGTGCTTCAGAGCCATATCAATCCCTACCCATACAGGCAACTCGGAATCTAATTGCCGATCCGATACACATTGTTCCCAAGCGCCAACAGGCAACCAAGACTCCTGCGAACGCACCCACTGATTCAAACGCCATCTTCGCATACCCATTTCACTCGTCTGTTTAACAGCAACGGCGAGATCTTCTGGGTCTAATAAGCCTTCAGCGAGGTTCGGGTTAGAGATACGCCACGCTTTTCGGTCATCTATTTCACAGTTTTCGGGTGCTTCCCACCACCAAAAACCAAAAGAATCGTCATCTACTTCGCCCGAAGCGACCTGTTTTCCATACTGATAGAGCCTGCCTGCGAGCGAATCTAGGTCATATCCAGCCGTTGTGATGCTGATTGTTAAAGGTTCTATTCGTGCGCCTGATCCTAAAGTCATTTGGTCATAAAGATCGTGGCTTGATTGTCCCCAAAGTTCGTCAAACAATACAAGAGAAGGATTCAAACCTGCTTGCCCTTTGAAGTCTGATGACAGCACACGGAACACAGAACCGAAACGAGGCATCTCAATAGCATCACGATAGATCTTTGACTCGGCGTTAAGCATCGGACTATTAACGATCTGCTGCTTGGCTTCGTTAAAAATAATTCGTGCCTGCTGTCTATCGTTCGCTACCGCATAAACTTCCGAGCCTGCTTCGCCTGCGATCATTCCATAAACACCTACAGCCGACAACATCAAACTCTTTCCCTGCTTACGAGGTAAGCCGATAAGCGCACGGCGATAACGAAGCCTGCCCGTTATATCATCACGCTCATAGAGAGAACGCAACAACCACTTCTGCCAATTAGTAAACTGCAAAGGCTGACCTGCCCGAAAACCTTTCAACACATTGAAATAGTTTTCAGCAAAGTTAATTATCTCATCGCCGTCAGTAGAACGATTCTTACGCTGCGTATAAAACGCAGGTTTCCACTTATCGGCTGGCTGAACGCTTTTCGGCAATACGCTTTGCAAGGTCGCTGAACTCGTGCTTTGTTGTTTCACCTGTTCCTAATAATCCTCTCTCAGACGGGCTGAATCCTACCTGCCCTAACAGTGTAATGATCTGACGATCTACTTCACGAAGCGCACGGCGTTCACGCCACAGGCTCTGATTCTCTTTCAACATATATCTCAACCGTGTTCGTTCCTCAGTAGCCTCACACAACATCAAGACCAGTTCGGTGTCCATATTCTGTTTAAGCCAACTAGCACCAGAAGTCCACACCTGATTCCAAAGATTCATTCCCTGCTTACCTAACGGGCGTGTCGGCTCAGGGATATGACTTGAAGTAATCGTAGTTATATCAGCCATAGGAACAACCTCAGGCAACTTACGCCCCGATGGATTACCGATACGGCGTTTGCGTTCAACAGGTTTCCTGTTGTGTCCTCCACTACCTTTGCCACCCATAAAGTTTCAAGCCTCGTATCTAATCGGATACAAAGTATGCCATAGAAACTAGGCTGCGAGCGTTTTAACTGTCCGAACTTCCTTGATATGTTTGCACTCAACTTTACGAAAAGTGTTATGCGGACACGAACAAGACCACTGCGAACCAGTAACAGAAACCGTATAGAAGTCATCGCCTGAACTAGAAGCAACCTCAAAAACTTTATCGGGTAAAACCTTCACAAACTTCTGTCGGTCAATAGGCTCAATCCAATCCATACCTAACGCCGAAGCCACACCGATCTCAGTGCCATCATCAACTTGAATCGCACCATCAAACAAACCGAACTGCGACAACTTCAAGCCTTTAGCCTTCGCCTTCTGACGCATAATTACATTTAACTCTTTACTACCTGTGATATACCAAAGGAACGCACCCCACTGACTAGGCATAGCGCACCAAATGTCCACACCAAGAGGCTCACCATTTAGATCAACTATGCTGTGCGAAGCCTGCTCACCTAAACGCTCAAAATAAATATCAGGCAAAACAATTTCCGAAAGCGAATCTGCTTGAACAACAATGTCAAGATCGCCCACCATTTGTGCCTGCCTACGAAACGAACCACCAACCTCGCATACTAAACCTTGTGCTTCAAAATGAGTAACAAGATCAACAGCAATAGGTTGAATATCTGACCAAGCCCTACGAACTTTCATAAACCCTCCTCTTAAACTATGACTACTTAACCGACCAATGCTTACGACCACATTCACAAACAAGATCTTCTGACTTGATCTGCTTTAAGCAAACACAAGTAACCGAACGCTT